TCTCGCAGTATGATACCAGCCGACTACGGCGCTGCAGAGGGTATGGCGCGAATTCTCGGATCCCGAGACAACTCCTGCCATTATTGCTGACGCTTTTGATGTAGTGGAGGGAAAGTCAGATGAGGTCACAGGAAAGAGCCTACTGTGCTTCTTCAGTGTGGTTGGGTATTCTACACCTCTGATGTATACATCTTTTGAGTATGTCAGAACTGTTGTTGATTCAACATTCTCTTCAGGCTTCACCTCTTGGTTGACCGAGGCACAGGTTTCTGCCAGTCTCTTGTTTATGTCGTCTCGAACTCTTGGCAGTACTACATTTCGGGGCTCATCCGTCTTCGGTATTGATAACCTAAGCACTTGATTGTCGCCCTGACCAATCAGCTCATAGTTTGAGACAACACCTGATGTGAGTAGCGGAATCAGTGCTTTCTCTATCATAGCGTATGTGGCCGCAGTCCATAGCTTCTGGTTTATGCCCTCAAACCCACCGAGATGATCACGCCACGCCAAACTCGATACAGGAGGGTTGTCTTGCTCAATTCCGTCTGGTCTCAACCCGGGGACTCTGACCATGATCTGACACATCTTGAAAAACCAATGAGTCACAGTGAACGTTCCTTGCACATTGAACATTTTGTTCAAGTCGTGTCCAATCATATGAATGACCATCTCCCTCCACCGTAGATTCCACCTCGAAAGATCGATTTCAAGGAAGAGGGTGTGACTGTTTTGATCACGGTTTGGGTCTGTGAAAGCTAGGAATCGTTCTTGGATCTGAGTCTTGGTTTTCGTCATCGTCTGTTGAGGCATGAATTTGAAAAGGTTATCAGCGATGTTTGCTTCTATGCATGTGAAGAAACACCTCATCTCCAGAACCATCATTGCAAACATTCTCGGATCCAGTTTGAATTCCCTCTCCTTGGGGTACAGACTGATGATCAACCACTCTGACGGAACGTCTCGCCTACTGACTTTCTCTACAATCTCCTGGATGTTTATATCCTTCCTTCTTAGGACCTCCAATAGCAGTCTACGCTGTGAGTTAGGAGTCC